GCACGGTCACGTCGGTCACGTCGGCGAACGCGATGCTGACGATCGCGAACACGACCACGACGCCGGTGATCACGGTTGTCCCGTCGGCGATCACCGGAATCCCCGAGACGAACGTCACGAACCTTACGAGCGACCTCGCGGCGCTCTCGGCCGGCATCCTCGCGCGTGTCCCGACGACGAGGACTCTCAACGCGACGGCCCCGCTCCGCGTGAACGCTGGCGCGTCGGCGGATCTATCCGCGGATCAGACGTGGTCAATCTCGAACAACGGGATCACGAATGCGCTGCTCGCCCAGGCCCCCGCGCGGAGCGTCGTCGCGAACATCACCGGCGGCACCGCGAATCGCTCTGACCTTGCAGCGACGGCCGATGGTCAGGTTCTCGCGAGCGTCAGCGGTGGGCTCGCCTTCAACGATCTCGTCACGCTCGGCCTGATCCCGTTCATGGGTTTCTTCGGGCTCGGTGTCGACGGAGCTGTCACGTTTGACGGCGCCTCGACCGTGCTCGGATTCGTGCCGACGGCGAACCGCTACGTGGTCAACCGCGACCTGTTCAATACCGACTGCACCGTCAACCCAGGCGTCACCGTCGTGCTCGCGCCCGACAACGAGACGACGAATGCCGGCGGTACGAACGCGCGCCGCATGTTCGGCACCGGGACGCTTACGAACAACGGCCGGATCATCAGCAATGGTTCGCTCGGCGCGAACGCGAGCGCGACGAACCGCGTTGGAGGTGCGCCCAACTACGGCACCCTCGGCACAGCAGCGAGCACAGGCGGGGCGACCGGGACAGCGGCCAATGCCGCGGCCGTGAACAATCACTTCTGGCAGACCGCTGCGGCCGTGGCCGGTGGCGCGGCGGGCGTTGCAGGCACGAGCGCGACTACCGGTAACTATCGCGGCGGCGGCGGTGGGGGTGGTGGAACGGGTGCCGGCGGCAACGGTGCGGCCGTGAACGCGATGGCAGCCGCGAATATGGGCCTCTACGACTTCCGCGCGATCAGCACCGGCCTATCGATCACCAACGTACAGATCTTCTTCGGCGGTTCCGGCGGTGGCGGTGGCGGCGGCGACGGCACGAACTTCGGCGGTAGCGGCGGCGGCCCGGGCGGTCTAGTGTTCACGTGTTTCCGGATCGTCACGGGCTCCGGCACGTGGGAAGCGATCGGCCGCAACGGTGGCAGCGGGATCGCCGGTAACACCGGCGGCGGAGCTGGCGGCGGCGGCGGCACGATCTTCAACTGCGCCGCGCTGTTCTCTGGCGTCACGATTGCGCAGTGTCTCGTCACGGGTGGGACAGGCGGCGGCAGCTCGGGCACTGGCAGGGGTGGCGGCAATGGCGCTCCTGGGAAGGCTTTTCTGATCAGCTGATGTGTCGACGCCAGCGACGCCGCCTTGGGGTCACGCTCGCTGGCCGGAACAGCACGACTGATCAACAACGGGCGCGGTGGCGTCGCGGGCGTGGCGACAGCGAATGCCGGAGGCCCGACGTGCTTTGCCGCGACCGGCCCCGCGTCGGGCGGTGGCGGCGCCATTGGTGCCGGTGCTGCCGGTGGTAACACCGGAACGCATATTTGGGGCGCCCAGACCGCAACGGCCGGCGTAGCCGCGCTCACCGTCGGAAACAATGCGGTCGGTCACTACCTCGGCGGAAGCGGTGGCGGCGGCGGCACGGGCGCTGGCGGCGCGGGTGGCTCCACGGCTGCGCTGAGTGGCGCAAGCCAGCTCGGCGTGCACCACAGCGATGCGCTTGCCTCCGGGGTGCTCGTCGGCGGCACGACGCCGTTTGCCCAGGGTGGATCCGGCGGTGGCGCGGGCGGCGGCGATGGTACGCGCCAAGGTGGCGCCGGTGGCGGCCCGGGCGGCGTCTCTTTTGTGCGGTTCCGATTCATCACTGGCACGGGGTCGATCGAGGCGAAGGGCGGCAACGGCAATACCGGAGTCGCCCTCGGGAACACCGGTGGCGGCGGTGGCGGCGGTGGCGGCACGCTCACGATCACGACGGCGACGCAGCAGTCGTCGTCGGTGCTCCTCGCGTCCGGCGTGTCCCTGATCTACACCGGAGGCCTTGGCGCGGCCGGAACCGGAACCGGGAAGGCCGGCGGCAACGGCTCGGATGGGTTCCTGTTCTTCGCGAATCCGTAGCAGACTCGGTCCATGCTCAGCATCGTGATCGATCCAGTCACGAAAGATTTCGTCGACGACGGCAAGGGCGGGTGGCTCGAAACGAACCAGGTGTCGACGGCCGTGATGTGTCAGCTCGAAGGTGAAGAGGACGCGTGGCCATTCGATCCAGCGAGCGGATCTCGGAACCACGAGATCATGCACTCCGAGGTGCCAGAGGCGATCATGCTCGTCGACTCGACGAGGCGGGCGATGTCTGCGCTCCTCACGGCCGGCCTGATCGATCAGCTCTCCGTGTCGATCCTCGCGAGCGACGAGCTGTCCGGTCAGGTGTCGATCCTGATCCAATACCTGGATCTCTCCTCGAACACGGCCGTTGACATGGCCTATCCGTCGAGCGCGCAATAGCCGTCGTGTCCTACCCGGTTCCATCGCTCGAAAAGATCCACCGGTTCGCGATCAGTTTCTGGAAGTCGCTCAACCCGACGTCGGATGTCCTGATCAAGTTCTCGTATCACTGGAAGCGACTCCTCGCGTACGCGGCGGTGCAGGCCGATCAGCACGCGCATGTACTCGCGGCGCAAGATGACGTCATGCCGGACACGGCGCTTGGCTCGACGTTGCTGCGCTGGTCGAAGGCCGTCGGGATCAAGCAGCGCGGCGCGACCGGCGCGCGCAAGGCGAAGGCGCTCCGCGTGACGGGTACGGCGGCGACGCCCGTCGCGAACCTTGCGCAGCTCATCGATCCGATCACCGGGAACCTGTTCCAGATCGTCAACGGTCCGTTTGCGATCGGTGCCGGCGGTACCGTCGACTGCGATATCGCGGCGATCTCAACCGGCTCGTCGACGCGGCTTCTCGTCGGAGCGTCGCTGAGCTTCGTGACGCCGATCCCGTTCGTGAAGTCCACCGCGACGATCGTGCTCCCAGTCGATCAGGACGGCTTCGATATCGAGCAAGAGCCATCGCTCTCGAATCGAATGCAGGACGCGTTCGCCGATCCTGGCACCGGGGCATCAGCGGCTGACTTCGAGAAATGGACTCTCGACACGTCGACGAGGGATATCGTCAACCCGGTCACGGTGGCGAGCTGCTACGTGTACGCGAGCCGACAGGGGCTCGGATCTGTCGACATCGCGGCGTTTCATAGCGGCACGGGAGCGGAGAGAAACCTCATCGGCACGGAACCGACTCTCCTGCTCGGTTACCTGCAACAGCTCGTGCCGATCCAGCTCGGGGCGAACGGTGGCGCGCTTCGCGTGCTGACGACGGTTATCGAAACGAAGGCGGTCGAGATCACGTTCACGACGAACGGCGATCCCGCCGTTGCATGGGATTGGGACGATTCGGCACCGCCCGTCGTGCTCGCGTACAACGCGACGACGAAGGCGCTCCAATTCACCGGTCCCGTACCGACGACGATGATCGCCGGGAAGCGCTTCGTTGTGCGCGGTGTCGGCTCGGCGCAGGATGGCGCCGTGTTCACCGTCGACACCGTATCAGCCAGCGATACGATCCTCGTGCGCGAAACGCCGACCGTGAATTTCGCGGCCACGGATGTGCTCTACGCGGCGAGTCCGATCACGGCGTCGCTACGCGATGCGATCATCGGCTACATGTCCGGTGACGACATCTACGCCGACACGAACGGACCGATTCGGGCGTCGACGGCAGGTACGCGCGCGATCAGCTCGAAGCTACGCGTGCTGGTCTACGGGCTAGGCCCATCGAATCCGATCGGCGCGTACGGTCAATGGAACGGGACGCTGTCGCGCACTGACCTCAGTGCGATCGTGAACTACGCCGCTGGCGTTCGGAAGCCAACGATCGTCACGCCGGCGACCGACGTCGACTCGACCGACTACCTCGCGCCGAACGACACGCAGATCGGATACATCGGCCCTGGCGCCATCCTTCTTCGTCGAGGCTAACCATGCCGCCCGTCTCGTTCATCGAAGCCACCGGCCTCTCCGAGTTGACCGCATCGACGTTCGGCGGTGCCACGCCGGCGCACGCGCGGACCGGCGACGTGCTGCTTGCCGTCGTCGGGTGCTACGACTCGCGCGACTGGAACCAGGCGACCGTTGGCCCGATCGTCGCGTCCGGGATCACGTACACGATCGACGCGACGCGATGGTCGATGTTGTCGCGTCAGGTTCTGACATCTGGCGTTCTGATGCTCATGCGGCACATCGTCGACGACACGGAACCAGGAGCGTGGGCATTCGGGCTGACTCTCGCGAGCACGAAGAAGCTCCAGGGCGCGCTCCTGCTCTATCGCGGCGTGGACAAAGAGTCGGCGATCGGTAGCACGTCGATCGCCACCGTGACCTCTGCTGCGTCTGTCCTGTTGCCGTCGAGGACGCTCGCGAAGTACTCGGACCTCTACCTCGGCGCCGCGTACTGCGTGACCAGCAACCCGGCGCAGTCGTCGGTCCAAGCGTCGGCGCGCTACACGGCGCAGGATCCAGGCGGCACGTCGTCGATCGGCGTGTTCGACTACCGCCCGGACGTCGCCGGCGCTACAGGATCGGTGAGCACTGCCGCGGCGACATCGCAGACGTTTCGTGTCGCCTCGTGGTCGCTGTCGTCGGACGCGGTTCCGGTTCCGAACGGTCTAGATCCAGGCGTGACGCCAGGCTCGATCGGCTTCTTCGGACCGACGCTCGCGGATCCGACGTAGTCTCGCAGTATGACGGATCTGATTCGCGTGCTCGTGCGGTTCGAGGAGCCGGTGGATACCGCGTTGTCCGACGAGGCCGGTGGTCTGCTGCCGCTCGTTCCTGCGATCGATCCGGACACCACGGCGACGGCGCCCGGTATCGCGGGCACAGCTCGCGTATTCGACGCGTCCCTACCCTGTCAGCCGTTCGTCGCCCAGGATGCGGTCGTGGGAGCCTCGCTGCTAAACCGTGACGTAACGGTTCAAGCGATCATTGCGTGGGATCTCGCCAACTGGCCAGGTGCCATGAATCCTCAGGGGCTGATCGCGCGCGGGAAGGGAGACGTAGTCGCGGAGTACTCGCCGTTCGTGATCAACCTGGAGGTGGTCGACGCAGCCACGTCGATCGGGCGCGTGTTCATGTCATGGAACGACTCAACAGGCGCCGAGGTGGCGGACGTCGGCGCGGACTTCGTGGTGCCCAGCTCTGACATCTTCGCAGGGTCGCTCCGCTTCTTTCTTCTGACGAGCGTGCGCCATTGGGTCTCGTCGACGGAGAGCGTCGTACGTCACTACGTGAACGATCGGCTCATCGCGGACAACGTTGTTGCAAGCGGAAATATCGCAGGCTCGACGACGGGGACCACGTCGATCGGATCGCGATTCGTCGGTGGCACGTTCGACAACAACGGATTCAACGGCGCGATCGACGAGATCATGGTCACGGACTACGAGATGTCGCCCGAAGAGATCCAGGCGACGTGGCTCCGGTTGTCGCTGTATCAGCCCGATGGCTATCGGCAGATCCGCGAGGCGATGCAGCCAGGCCTGATCGGCGACGTGATCAGCGACGATCCGCAGTCGGGCGCGCAGCAAGATCTGCGATCGATCGGCGTGCTCGCTGGTCTTGGTGATGCGCTCGTCGAGAACATGCGCGCGAACATCATGCCGGACCGAGCGTACGGTCAGGTGCTCCGGCGCTGGGAGCGCGTGCTTCGTGTGCCCCCTGGACCGTCGGACTCGATCGACCAGAGACGCGCCCGCGTGATGGGGCAGATCGGCAAGCGCGCAGGCATCTCGATCCCTGGCGTCGACGCGGCGATCGCGCCCGTGCTCGTGAAGGCCGACAAGACACAGCTCCAGCACATCGCGTTCTCGAACACGATCCAAGACACGTGGGCGACGCTCGACGCGCAACGGTGGTTCACGGAGGCCGAGTCGCCATTCGTGAGCTGGGCCGCGACGGGGACGCAACTCCGGTTCCAGATGAACGCGGCCTCGAACTACACCTATTCTGGCGCCCGGCCAGCGAGCGGATACTTCCTGCGATGCCTCACACCGAACGATGGATCCGCAGCGTCGGTCGCGTTCGCGAAGGTGATCCCGACGTCGCTCCCTACCAACCTGGAGATCGGGATCTGTTTCTTCTCGTGGGTCGATTGGAGGACGTTCCTGCTCGGCGTGCGGAACAACGGCGGCGCGATCGAGGTGGTGTATCAGCGCTACCAGCGAGGAGCGGCAGTCGATGGCGCATCAGTCGTGCTCGCGACAACCTCTGCGGTTCCACACTGGCTCCGGATCCGCGATCAGCGACTCGTCAGTGGCTCAGCTCCATTCAGCGTCGGAGCGATCGACGACTCCAAGTACTCCGTGTCGTATTCGACGGTGGGATCCAGCGAGGCTCAGCTCGTGACAACGCCTGACCTCGAATGGGCGGCTGACTTCACCGAGATGGGATTCTATGCGCGCACGCTCGGGCCGACTGGAGGAGCGAGCGACATCCGCTTTGACCCGTCGTCGCTATTCCGATCGGGGCGTGGCCGGCGGCCGTTCGTCGCCTACGTGTACAGAGATCCAGCGCTACCTGGCCTGCCGGATGTCGTGGGAGCAAACGGCGTGATCGGCCGGATGAAACATGCCTACACTCGCGTGGCCGTGACGACCTCGAAGTCTTTTCTTTGCGACTCGTCGCGCTCGCTGTGCGATCGCGACCCGATGGGAGCGATCTGATGGCCCTTCCGAGTTCACGCAACACGACGTACACGCCGGGCTCGACGGTGCTCGCGGCGGACCTCAACGCCCTGCAGGACTGCGTCATCGGCGGGAAGCTCGCCCCGACGACGATCGAGATCGGAGGGATGGCGTGGACGCCGGCGGCTGCTATGACGCCGTTCTACTCTCTCGTCGGCGGACTCGAAGGACCGATCTTCAACGCCTTTTGGGCGCTCCCATTGCCGATCGGTGTTCGCATTACGGCTGTACGCTGGTACGTCCGAGACAACGTTACCGGGCCAACGACGTTGCAGGCGTTCTTTGGCTACGGCAATCGCGCCGGCGTGCAGACGATCGTGTCGACGTCGGCCGTATCTGCAGGGACGGCCGCGAACCAGACGCTCTCGGTCGCGCCGAACCACACGATCACGGCGGGTAGAAGCTACGGCCTGATCGTCAACACAGCCGCTGGATCAGCGTCGTGTCGCCTCTACGGCGCCGAGATCGACATCGACAGGCTCTGATCGAAAGGGATCGCCATGGAGCTAATCTCAGCACTGGTACAGAACGAAAGCACCCGCGCCACCGTCGGCGCGCGACCCACCACGCTAGCGCACGGCGTCGATCTCACGGCCGCTCGACAGGGCGCGTTCTCGTTCTCGTCGATGCTCGTGCACATCGTTGCCGGCCCAGGCGCCGGGGTGTTCACCGATGCGGACACGACGATCGCTGGACCTGGCGGCGCGTCGGGCGGGCTCGGCGTCGAGGTGTGGATGCTCAAGCGATCGAATAGCGGTCCGCTCGGCACGAGCACGAAGTACATCTGGGAGCTGACCGGCTACCTCAACGGTGGCGCGGCGGTGCCCGTGCTCTCCGGCTACGGCACGTCGTACGTGATCACGGCCGGCACGATCGGTGAGCGGATCGCGATCGCCGGCCTACCTGGCGCAGGGACGCCACAGTACTACGTCGAGCCGATCGAGCGCTCCGTTTCCGAGCTGCGGTAGTGCACACTCGGGTGCATGCAACAGGTCAAGCAGGGCGAGGCGACGGCCACCCGTAAGCGGCTCTGGTTCGACTGCCTCGACGCGACGGTTCCGAACCTCTACCTCAACATTGCCGCGATCGGCTTCGTCGTCACGGTGTACGTGATCAAGGCCGACGGATCGGTGGTGCTCGGCGTTGGCGCCGTCGTGCAACCCGACCTGGTACACGCGCCTGGCGCTGGCTACTACGTCCCCGACGCGACCGAGATCGACACGCTCGGCGTCGCACGCTTCGTGATCACCGGGACGGGCGCAGGTCAGACGATGCTGCGTCGCGACGTCGACGTGTCCGTGGTCGCGTTCGATCCGTACCTGCAGTCGTCGCAGTCGATCAGCGTCGGCGACATCTCGTCGATCATCGTCGAGGGGCCCGATCAGATCGACGGCGGCGGCGAGACGCAGACGCCGGTGGCAACGCCGGCGACGAACGTAACGCTGGTGCAGATCCTTCGAGAGATCTGGGCGGGTGTCGTCGGGGATGCCGTCGGTCTCAAGGGCACCGTGGCGCAATTCAAGTCGCGCGCTGGCGGGCGCAATCGAGCTGTCGCGCAGTTGAACAACGGCAACCGTACCGCGACGTCACGAGACGGGTCATGACGAGGGCCAAGGGTAAGACAGAGGCGCCGATAGACGCCGTGCGCGAAGAGGCCTACACGCAGGGCTTCGTTGCCGGTCGTGGCGGTCATGAGAAGTTCACGGACGATGAACTTCTCAAGGTGGCGACCGAAGCACAGCGCGCCTACGACGCCTGGCGAAAAGCGCGACGAGCGCACGCCCAGGGATCTCGACCACTCAGATGACCTCGGCGGGGCTATCCTTCGGGCCATGTCCGAGAAGCCACGCTATCCGACGCCGGCGAGCGGCGTAGCACCACGAAAGCCACCGCCACGCGCGAGCACCGGGACCGAGCTGATCGGCGAGACGTTCGGAGAGCGTGAGCCCACGGCAGTCCGCGAGATCCGCGAGTCGAAGGAGGATCGCCAGCGGCTCGCCCGACTGTCACAGGGATACGACAAGCTGATCACCGAGACGCTCCCACAGCTGTCCTCGAAGATCGGTGAGACGCAGGTCGGGATCGCCGAGGTCAAGGGCAACGTCGAGGGAATCCAAGGCGTCGTCGAGGCGATCAAGGAGATCAATGATCGGCAGACCGGCCTGCTCGATCGGCAGACTGGTCTGCTCGAAAAGGCGCTCGGTGCGCACGTCGACACGACGCTCTTGGTGAACCACGCGAATATCGACCTCGGGCGCAAGCGCGCGGAGACCGAGATGGGCGAGCAACAGGCGACGGCCGCACTCCAGCGCCAGGAGCTACAGCTCGCGTCGGCGCTCAAGCGAGACGCGATCCGCACGGCCATCAGCTGGCTATTCGGCGGCGCAGGGCTGACCGCAGCGATCGCGTATCTTGTGCAGCACTGCTAGATCGGCGACGCTCGGCGCATGGCGCGCTACCAGTACGACGCATCTCCGCTGTCCAACGATCTGGCCACCGCGATCAACGAGCACTCGGCGGCGCTCGACAAGCTGATCGCTGCGGGCTCAGCGGTCCCATCGGTGGCATATGCCGACGGTACCTTGACCGGCGTGGATCCAGTCGAGATGACAATCGTCATCCCAGATCACGCGACGCAGGATCTGGACTTCGTGTTGCCGTTCAAGGGTGAGCTGATCGACGCGTACGTGAAGAAGATCACCGCGGCCGGCGGCTCGTTCGCGAACACGATCCAGGTCAAGACGGCGCTCGGCGCGGCCGTGATCACCGATGCGATGTCCCTCAACGGCGTCGCCCAGGGCGGGATCGTTCGGGCCGCGAATATCAGCGACACGGCAGGTGCGGCGGTCGTGAACGCCACCGGGGCGTTTCGCGTGACCCAGACGAAGGCCGGCGGCGACGCGTCGGCCCGCCTGCATCTTCGCTGGCTCGTGCGCGCCTGATCGCGTGATAGCGTCGGCGCATGCGTAACGCGCTGGTGCTCCTGTTTCTGGTCGCGTGTGCGGCCTCCACTCGTCAGAAAACGATCAACGCCACGTTGGCGGCTACCGATGCGGCCGCAGCTGCGTTCGTGACATGGGACGCGCAGCACCAGATCGAGATCGCCAAGACGGCACCCGATCGACCGGCGGCCGAAGAGAAGCTGGCCGCGTGGCGCAAGACGGTCGACGTCGTCGAGCACGCCACGATCGACCTCTACCGAGCCATCGCGATCGCTGCCGTCGCGAACGATGATCGCAGTGTGACCGCGATGCTCAAGCTCGCGGCCGACCTCGCAGCCACCCTTAAGACAGTAGGAGTTCCGTGATGCCGGAGATCGCAGCCGCTGCTATTAACCTGATCGCACAGATCGTCGCCATCGTCGAAGATGCGAACGCCGGCAGGCTCGACCCCCATGTGGCGCTCAGCCGGATCGAGGGGCTTCACGCCTCGCTGGCGGCGAACCGGGCCGCGGCCGATGCCATCGTCGACCAGCGATTCCCGCGCTAGATCGCGAGCACGTCGATCGCGTCGAGGCCGGCCACGTCGCGCTGCTCCTCGGCGGCAAGCTCTCGCTCGTTCATGACAACGCACACGATGTTGTTCGCGCGCTCGCGGGCAAACTGATCGATCGAGCCGGCGCCTGGCTTCGTGGCGACCCAGCCATCGCGGCGCAGGCCGTCAGCAACCATCTTCTCGATCAGGTCCCGGAGTGCTTTCTCGTTCGCGTTCATGACTAGAGGTTCGGCGAATCCCGCTACCTCTCCAGGTACGCCTCGGGTAGCGTGGGGCGATGCCAGACCCAGCCACGAGCACTACGACAACGTCGACGAGCGCCGGCGATCTAGGTCCCGGTCCCGCCATGACCGAGGCGACGACCACAACCACGGTCAAGCCCGGCCACCAGACGACAGAGTTCTACCTCTCCGTACTCGTCGCCCTGCTCGGCGCGTTCATGGCGAGCGGTCTCGTCGCCGACGGATCGACCGCGATGCGGATCGCCGGCATGGCAATGGCCACGCTCGCGTCGCTCGGCTACACGGCGTCGCGTGCGTCCGTGAAAAAGGCGGCGTGACATGCCCGGCCTGCTCGTCAACGGCAAGGAGATCGAGGTCCCGTACGTTCGTGTCCTGAACGCGCGAGACGTCGGCTGGGCCCACCTGTCGCGCGAGGATGCGATCCCGAGGACGCGCGCACCGCAGATGGGGATCCTTCACAAGACGAAGGCGGACGATCCCGAGAAGGTGATCGACTCGCTCGCCGGCGCGAAGCCCGACGAGTGCAAGATCGTGGCGGACTACTGGGCCAGCGATCCGAAACCGTCGGCCGCGCAGCTCGTCGTCAGCTGGGACTACGCGGTGTGTCTCGCCGATCTGTCGACGTGGTGCGCGTGGGACGCTCGCGCGGCGAATGCTCGCTCGTTCGGAATCGAGCACTACGAAGAAGCCGGCGGCCTCGTGCGCAGGCAGACGCTGATCAGCGGCGCGCTGATCATCAAGACCGCGTGCGGAGCGCTCGGGATCCAGTATCAGATCCCGACGTCATACAAGGCGCCGCTCTCGCGGTTCCGAGATGGCGGCTCGACGCTCGTCGGTCTCTTCGGTCATCGCGACGTCGACGACACGCGCAACCGGTGGGACCCCGGCGATGCGATCTTCTCACTGCACGCGTCACTCGGTGCGGAGCGCTTCGACTTCGAGACAGGCGAGGACCTGACCGCGTGGCGCGAGCGACAGCGGTGGCTGAACACGCGCGGTCACAAGCTCGTCGTCGACGGAATCCCGGGACCGATGACGACGGCGGCGCTCAAGGCGGAAGGCTACCGCGACGGGATATGGGCGTTCGGTCTCGTCCGGTCGCGACCGACGAGCTAGGACGCAGACGGGAACTCGGCCTCGATCATGGCGCCGAGTCGGGTAATATCGGCGAGCACGCGCTCGAACTCTGCGAGCCGGTTCTCGTCTGGCACCAGGCCTAGCGTGAAGCCCAGTGCGCGAACTAGAACGTCGACGCCGTCGGTGATTGACGGCGTCCGGCTCGCTACCAACCTGACCGCCGCGACGGCGACAGGGTCGATTGTCTCGAACGCGGCCATCGCATCGTCGAAAGTGACAAGCGCCATGGCTAGCTCTCCTTGTTCTCGGTTGACGCGGTCGACGCGATCGCCGCGTGCGCGATCGCCTTCGATAGCGCACGGCCGACGACCTTGGAGATCAAGATCCGATACATACCGCCGAGCCGCACGAACGCGTAGGTCAACCCGCGCCTGTCGTCGAGTCCGAGCAGATCCCCGGACACGAACGCGCTCTCGATCGAGTCGCCGAACGTGTCGCCGGGCGTCGTCATGATCACCGTGAGCTGGACGATCACGGCGTTGTTCGCCTGTACGATCTTGTGCAGGCGCGTGACGCCCAGGAGATCGGGTAGGAGCGCGATCGCGCGCGTGAACAGCTCTTCGATCTTCGTCGGCGTCATTGTGATCCTCCGTCGGTAGTGGTGCATGGTGCGGCGCAGAACACGAAGGGGCATCGGCCCTCGACGACCTCACGATGCGCGAGCACACCGCACGCGTTCGTCCAGTCGTTCGCGATCTGCGCCATGGTCGCCGCGGTCGTGTCGTCGAAATCGATCAGCTCGCCGGTGCCCTGCGGTCCGCACGCCCAGATGAATTCGCATGTCCAGGAGCGCGGACCCTGCGGATCGGGTGGCGCCCCAAGGCACCCGACGAGCGCAAGCAGAAGCACGGCGCGCGTCGTCATCGCCACACCTCGCGCCAGAACGCTTCGGTTTGCATCCTGTCGGTGTCGATCGCCTCGGGCTCCGGTGGCGCGATGGCGGCGGCGATCTTCTCTCTCAGGGACTGCCGTGCGCCGTACGCGCGACGCGGCTCGGGCTCGCGCATCGACCAGCGATCGGCGAGCGGCTCGGCGTGGCGGCCAGCTCCTGCCCTGCGCCACCTCACAGGATCGGCTCGTCCGTGTGGAGGCACATGACCTGCTCGGGCTTGCCGTCGACGAACAGGTCGCAGGCGCATTCGTTCGTGTCCTGGAAGTCGGTGCAGTCGTAGAAGTTGCAACCGATCTCCTTGCAGGTCTTCTCGCCGTCGTCGGGCTTGTCGACACCACAGGCTGCGAGCGTTGCGATGATCAGGGCGATGAGTTTGTTGCGCATGATGATCCTTGTATCGGTCGGTCGCGTCGATTGATCAGTTGTTGGTGGGGTAGCTGGGGAAGTCGTTCGTCACGGACCACACGTCGAGAGAAAGGCGCCATCGGCCGATCGCGTCCTCCGGGATCGAGCACCAGGCCGCGCCGTCCGTCGTCATGCGCATCCCGGTGACCACGACGGTCCCGACGATCACGTGTCCGTCGGTGGGCCGGCGCACACACGGAAGCTTGTCGGGCTTGAGCAGGCCTTCCTCGTCGCACCACATCGCGCACCACACGGTGTCACTCGGTCCCTCTCGGTCGTTGAGCGCGACCTCGACGTAGCCGCCGATCACTGCCTGCATCGTTTCGAGTGACTCGCCGATCTCGGCACGTTCGGCGAGCTGGCCCGGGCGTTTGATCACGACGATCATCGACGTGCCAGCTCCTCGATCGCCTCGGCGACTCGCACGATGGAGTGGTCGATCTTGCGGAGGGTGTCGTTGATCTCGACGAGGAACGTCGAGATCCGACTGACTTGACTGTCGAGAATCCGCTCTAGACTCGCTGGTTCGTTTCGTTCGAACATGATCACTCCATGGGTGGATAGCGTTCTCATTCAGGTCGGGATCGCTACTTCCCGACGACACACGGCGAGATGACGGCGCCGTGTGTTTCGCCCACCCCTGGGCTACCGCGTTCGACGCGGATTCCTTTTCCTGGGCGATCGCCGCGGTTTTGCGTCGATCGCCTCAGCGGCGACGAGCAGCGACTCAAGGGTTGCGCGCTGGCGATCTTCCTCGACGATGACCAGTGCCATTTTCTCTGCGTCGACGATCTCCGAGATCGCTGCCTGAACCAGGCGGTTTAGCTCGCGCGGCGGAAGGGCGTCTAGTTCCCAGCTCTGGTCACCGTGACGAGCGATATAGCCGGCCGCACGCGAGTCGGTGATCTTGGCTGGGTTTGGTGGCGGGTTGAACGTCCGAATCTGCGCCATCGTCAAGGCGAGCTTGCGGACATCGATTCCATCACACCCGAACTCAACGAGCCGATCGCGTATGTCGCGAACCATGTCCTCGCCGCTCGGATCGTGGTCGCCCAGATAGAGCACGATCGGCAACACGTCGCCGTCGTCGGTTCGCCTCGCAATCGGCGACACCTTGCCTTCACATGCTCCGCATCGACCATCACACTGATCGTCAGCGAACGCGCCGCAGTGGTCGCAGACGATCTCGATCTGCCACCCGCATGCGTCGATGATCCGATCGGCCGCAGCCTTCATCGCGCTAGCCGAGCTATAGCCCTTGTTGACCATGAGCGTTACGTGGTTACGGGAAGCGATCGGCTCCAGCACGCCGGCGAGGGCTTGCTTCTCGACCCACAGCTCCACGTAGTGATCCTGTCCGCGCCAGCGTGGGAGACGGAAACCGCGAGCTGCTGCCCGCGCGATCTCGCCGATAGAGTTCCACTCAGAGGGTGAGTCGGGCTCGCGGCCGCGATCCTCAATCGCCGACCAGGAGACCAGGCCGGCGTATCGAGCGTCCGTGAGAAGCGACGTCAGATTTTGGTAGCTGCGCGGTGTGTTCTCCAGCCACCCGCGCGCGACGAATTGATAGTAGACCTGGCGCGCGGTCAGTCGCTGGCCGTCGTACTCATCAAGGATCGCATTGATACGTCGGATGCGTTCGAGTGAGTCGGCGCGGAAGTTCGTCGCGCGATACTGCTGGGTGGTCACGACTTGCCCTCGGCGCGAGCGTTGAGGATCTCGGCGCAGCGAGCGCGGGCGTAGTGCGTCGTGCTGCCGTGGAGGTGGAGTTCTCCGAGAGCGGCACGGCACAGCGTCGCGACGGTATGACCCGCGTACATCTCGATCGTGTTCACGCTGCCTAGCAGCTCGCGGATCTGCTCGTCGGTGATCGTCTCGCCGGTGAGCTTCACGACTGCACCGCCTTCGTGTGGTTCACTTCGATCACGACGACGCCAGTGTCGCGCCGCACGAGGGCGCGAGCGGACTGCACGTAGCCGGCACGGGCGAGACGCTCTGCCAGGCGAAGCTCGGCCGGCCGGGTCACGACGCACCCGATTCGGTGACCTGCGTGGCGATCGTGCGAATGCGGAACGTTGTGCCGCGCGTGAACCGCACCTTCAGCTCGGCAGGTGCGTCCTCGGCGTCGTCGCGGCACACGAACGGGCCGACTTCTTCACGGATGGTCCCGGTGTCGCGGTCGAGCGCGCGGGCGAAGTGTTCGACGGTCATTTTCTCGGCGGTGATCATCTCGGTCTCCTGGGGTGGTGACTACTGGTTCGGTCGGTCTCGTCGTTCGTTCGGGTGTCGATGGGGTATTACGCAGACTCCTTGCGATGGTTGGAGAGCGGGCACGCGTAACGATGCACCGGGGCGTTAGGTAGACCGCCGGTCGCTCCGCCGCTCGCGAGGCCATCAACGCGGTCGTAATAGCCGCGGCGTGCCGCGAACTCGCCGTCCATCGCGTACTTGGCACATTCGCATCCTGGCTCGGCGAGCAGTGCGAGCGCGATCGCTGTATTGCGGTCCTCACGCTCGGCGACCTTCTTGGCGTGCTCGATCTTCTCGACGGCCTCGCGCTTCTTAATCACCCTGCCCTTGCTTTTGCGCAGGGTCGACACGACCAGCTCCGTCTTTGAACCGCATGCCGAGCACGGAAACTGACACACGGCCTTCTCACGCAGCGCGCGACCAGACCTCGCCGACGTCGTGAGATCAAAGCTCGCGTGTTCGAGTCGAAGATTGTTGATGCGCCCACAGTACGAGCACGCGACCGCCACCGAGAGCATCACCGTGCACCTCCGGCCTCGCGCGCAAGCTCGTCGAAGATCAGCTCAAAACGCTGGGTCATTCCGTCGAGCGATTCGGCGATCTCGTTCGCAGCCGCCGACAGTACCGAGCGGAGATTCCTCAGGCCGGAATGCTCGGAGAACAGCGACGAGAACTCGACGGCGCGTTCGGCGAGCGTGGTTATCTCCGACCACAGCGGACGAGCGGCACGAGACGAGATCCGATCCCCGCCGCGCTTGCGTGCTGCGTCTAGGGACTCGCGGTACGACGCGAGCACGATCTCGGCCTCGGCGGTGAAGTTTTTAACCAGGCCCTGGCACAGCTCGTCGGACGTCGCGACGGGGAGTGGTGGGAGGAGCCACTCCTTGCCCCAACCCTGCGCGAAGCATCGGAGCAAGCGCTCGCAGCGCTCGGCGTGCTCGCGACGCACGTACCAGTTTCCGCCGAGACGCGCGCCGCGGTAGCGCTCGACGATCGTCGAGGAGATCCAGGAGCTGACGTCGACGGCCTGGTAGACGCTCGACGCCATCGCCGACTGGAACTCCAGTGTGATCTTGGCGTAGAGATCGGCGTCGCTGGACTCGACCGTGATCGTATCGTTCTCGTTGAGCGTGACCGTGCAGACGATCTCGCCGAACGCGCCACCGACCGAACCGGTGCGAGACGTGCGGGCGATCTGGTAGCGAGCGGTCCAGGTCGGGACCGGCAACGCGCTCTGGTGATGGCCGGGCCGGTTCGGTCGAGCCGCGATCGCGCGCTGGGCCTTCGTCTTGTCGGCGCGAGCCACGAAGCCGAGGTTGTTCAGGCCCTGGACGATGCGACCGATCTGCGCGTGCGCGGTCTTCGGCGTCATGCGCCAATCCGCCGGGATGGCGGCCGTATCGCACAAGGTGGTGTACTCGGCGTGCGTCATGGTTCCGCGACCCGAGAAGCCGACCAGGACGCCGTGACCGGACGCCGCTGCCCCAGCGACCATCGCATTTGCCCGAATTGGGGCCTGGCGTGGCGCTGGAGCGACGATCTCGGCCGGGCCAGACAATCCGGCGGCCCGAGCGATCGGCATCGCCTGGACCGGGACAGGGCGTGATTGCACCGGGGTCCGGGTGTTCGTGGTGACGATGGGCGCGATGGGGTCTGGGGTGCCGTAGATCGAGCCATCGAATTCATCGGTGGGGATGGTCATCTTGATTCTCCGTGGTGGGGTGGGTCGGGGTGGTGTTGAGGTACGGGGCGGTTAGCCGGCAGAGAGCCACGCGATCGACGGGACCGCAGTGCGGAGCGCGAACCGGGGACAGGCGCGGATATCGCCGATGCGTTCCGCCATGTACGACGCGCGCAGGTCGGCAAGGTCCATCGCGCGGACCTGCGAGAGCTTCGAGGTCAGCCACGAGATCGTAGCCGCGGTCTGCGCACCGTCGATGCGGCGCTGTAGGGCGCGGATCTGCTCGCGTTTGTACCAGAGGAGAGAGGAGCGGAGGGCCGGTAGGGCCCTGAGGGCGGTCTTCGTTGCGGTCTTCGTCATGATGATCTCTGGTTCGGTCGGTTGTCGTCGGCGTTCAGGTAGCGGCGGGGATGCGGGACGCCGCGCCCGTCCGGGCTATCCCCGCTCGACCACCACCGCCTGTCCGCTCATCCGGCAGTGCATCTCGGCGATCTCGATCGCCTCGGCCTTCGGGCCTTCGATTCCCTCGAAGAGGCGGGTGCCATCCGCGCGGTCGATGTTCCAGGTTCCGATCTCCGACTTGGTGAGTTCCGTGTTTGCCATCTTGATAACAAGGTACGGCCATTCTTAGAATCACACAAGGGGCGATCTTGTTTTATTTTACAAGTTCGCGAAACCGCAGGAGCATTGGGAGCCTCGAATCCAGATTGAGCAGTCGCTCTCGTGACCCGGAGTGTCGTGCGGCAACGGCGGTAGGTCGGGCTCAGGCTGATCGAGCGGCGGAACCGTCGGCTCCGGCAGCTCCGGCAGGGACTTGCGTAGCTGGTCGGCGATCCGCTCGGCCAGCTCGCGCTCCTCTGTGGAGTTTACGTCTGCCGGCTTCTCGCCGACGGGGAGCGAGAACACAGTAGGGCCGGTGTTCAGCTTGCGGTGCACGTGACCCGAGGCGCGCAGCTCGTCGAGAACTTTGCGCATGGCCGCGGCCTTCTGTCCTCGCGGCACGGCGGCCTTGATCGCGGCGTCGAGCTTCTTCTTCGACGAAACGACCTCGGTCGCGGCCGTCGCTGCTTCGTCTCCGTACTCGCGCGCTACGACGTCGTACACGGCCTCGCCGTCGAGCTTCTCATTGCCGTCGCGGATCAGGCGACCGATCCAGCGCTCGCTCTTGCCGTCCGGCTCCAGCCCGAGCGATACCGTGCGCTGCGCCGCGATACCCCACAGCTTGGACTTCGCGAACTTCAGTGCAGACTCCGCGCGCTCGATGTCCTCGTACAGCTCCGCGAGCGCCGAATCCGGGATCGGACTCATTCGCATGATCCCGTCGAACGTGTCGCCGGCGATTAGCGCGCGAATCTGTGACGTCTGCGCTGGGCAGAACTCGCGCGCCGAGCACCCATCACACCACGGACCGGTCGAGTACTCGCGCGGCATGTCACCGCCGAGCACGCGAGCGCGCAGTGCCTTCCATCTCGCGTGATGCTCGCGCAGCTCGTCACGGTAGAAGTCCAACTCCCATCGCTCGTACACGATCCGCTGCACGTACGGGGGGAGATCCTCGTGCACGTGGATCAGCTGGCCGTCGACGACATCACAGTCGTACGCGCGCGAGATGCACAGCGCGCCGAATGCGATCTGATCATTGCCGGCGATCTTTCGGGCGCGCCAGCCTGACTTCCAGTCCGCGTAGAACCCTCGCGTGATGTCGCTGATCTTACGAACGCCGACGACATCGAGCGTGCACGGCACCTCGTCGATCCCGACCGTATCGTAGGCGCGCCCGACGCCACGCCCAAGCTCACGGCACGTGTCCGTCTCCAGGTTGTAGGCGAAGGCGATCTCGGCGCCGAGTGACAGCTGCGCGTCGAGGCCTTCTAGGTTCAAGTTCTCACATGCTTCGCGGTACTCGTCTGGCATGGCGGCCAGCGCGGTCTCTCGATCGAAGTTCACGACGGCTTCGAGAAATTCGTGAAGTACCGTACCGCGCTCGGTCCATTCGGTCTGATGGTTCGCGTGCGGCAAGGCGACCGACAGCGCGCACCGCTTCGCACGCTCGATCGCGCTCCCGCTCGACAAGAATTCAGCCACGACGAACCCCCGCGATCAGGTGCTGCGCGTATTCGAGGCAGCCCGAGCACACCAGCTCGGCCGCGCCCGCTGGCTTGTCGGCCTCCGGGATCGCGTCGATGTTCCCGCACCCCTTGAGCCCGTCGTCGAGGTGACCGGTCAGGTCGAAGATCAGGTGTACGAGCGTGAATGGCGCTCGCCCGCCCGGGACCGGATGCAGGCACGAGAACCATTTCCACGCCACGACTATCGCCCCCTTGTCGGCTGCGGCATGAGCTTGATCCACAGCGCGCGCAGCTCGCCATCTAGCGACGCGATCGCCCGGTCCATCGCGTCGGCGATCTCCGGTTGCTTCGCGAGCCGCTTTTTCGCGATCGACACGGCATCGCCGACCTTCTTGAGATCGTCGCGCGACACCGCCTTTGCCATCATCGTGCGCAGGCCGGCGAGGTCAGCTTGCTGTTCCTCGGTCAGCGCATCTGGCGCAGGAACTCGCGGCTCCGTCCGGGGCTCGGCCGAATCGATCGGCGCATCGACACGCTCGCTCGGACGCTCGGGCATGACGCGCGAGAGCTGGGCGACGTCGGGCGCAGCTGGCTTCGCGACCTCACGCGCGATCTCTGCGTCGCGCGCCAGCTCTCCGATCTTGGCGGTCGCCGACTCGCCTTGCTGCGGCGGTAGCGGCGGTGCCGAGAACGCAGCGACGGCGGATGATGCGGCTGCGTCGACGTGCTCCATTTCGGCGTCGATGCGAACTCCGGCGAAGAGACCAGGGAAGCCCTTTCGGAATGCGAGCGCCTCGACGCATTTTTCGATCTGCGCAACGCCTCGCTTCGCCCACATCTCAGGCACGTACGATCCGGTCTTGGTCTTGTAGACTGGGCAGTACTCGCGGAACAGACCGACAGCGACGATGGGCGTCTTGCGGCCCTTGCGGTACAGCGTGATCCGACACGCGTGCGGCGGCTTCTCGTCGAGCCATACGAGGTACTCCTTGCCGACGTTGTCGATCCAAACGGTCGGATCCTGGCCATCCATCTCGCCGGAGCGCTCCGCGATCGCCCGGTAGCCGTCAATGCCGGTCTCGGGCCTACCGACGTCGATCCATTCGTCGTCGCCTCGCTCGTTCTGGCGCTTCTGCTTGCGCTTGACGAACCAGATCTGTCGAGCGAACGGATCGAGGTCGAGCCGTCGCGCGGTGGCGAGAAAGAATTCAAGCTCAGGGTCGGTCGCGCCGACACAGATTGCGTTTCGCATCACGTCGACCTGTGGTTCGGTCAGGCCGTATTGCTGTGATAGGTACTTCGTGCGCTCGGCGCGAGCGATCGCATGTTGCTGTGGGGTCAGTGCTGTGGACATGGGCCACAGCGTTACCACGAGAGTCTGACGTCACAAGCTGGCATCTTGCTTTCGTGCGAGCAAGGTACTAGCTTGCGTTCATGCCGAAGATCAGACCGCCCAAGGGGGCGAACGCATTCTGGCGCTGGATCGACCGCGAGAAGGTCAAGATGGAGCCGCTCGCGAAGCGCCTGCGCGTAACACCTCAGCACCTCAGCGAGGTCAAGCGCGGGAACACGATGCCGAGCCTGGCGCTCGCGCAACGCATCGCGAGGCTCACCAAAGGCGAGGTCGACGCGAATAGCTGGGCGCCATGAGCTGGGCGCCATGAGCCTGATCAGGTTCCAGACCGACTGGCTCTCGGACGCCGAGAAGCTTGGCAAGGTGCGCGAGCTGGCCGAGCGGATCGCCAAGCTGATCCCACACGACAAGCAATGCGACGAAGAACACGGCGCGATGTTGGTGTTCGCGTGCGCGATCGTGCTCCAAGCGACGCTTGGAGCAATCGAGAACAGCGAATTGCCGACGCCGTCATCGTGCGAACTCGCGACGGTCATCGTCGATCTAGTCGGCCACATCCTCGTAACAGAACCACCGGCGGTGCACTGATGACGTCGAAGCAATACAGCGCAATCGTGATGTGGATCTGCATCGCGCTCGGCTTCGGTACGGCGCTCTGGAGCTACCTCGCCAGCGCGTCTACGGCGCTGACCATCGAGCGCGCACTCTGGACCCTCGCCATCGAACAGGCGGCCCTGCGGACCCTGTACATCAGCCGCCATCACCTGGAGCCGCCACCGACCTGGATCAGGCGCGCCGATCTGATCGCTCGGATAGACCGCCTCAAGGTCGAGGTCGAGGTCGAGAGACAAGCGAGGCTAAATTGAGCGACGGCTACACCAACCCGCACGCCGGTACGCCGTGCAACAAGAGCGGCCCGAACAAGTCCTGTTCGCACTGCTACGAGCACGCGCGGAAGGTGCTCAAGCAACAGCATGACGCCGACGTGCGCGCGCATGGATCGACGAAGGCGCGCGAGACGCTCGCGAACCAGGAGGCCTACGAGGCATCGCTCCGCAAGAGCCGCAGCGGATCGGCAACGTGCCGGACGTGCGGCCAACCGGTGGAGTGGTCGCGCTGGGCGAAGTCCGGGAGGCCGGTTCTTTTGGACGTGGCCCCGCGCGAGCTAGGCAAGGGAGAGCGTCTACTCGTGCTGATCGCTGGCTCGGTCAGGCACTACGAACCGCAGGACGAACAGCTCCATCGCGAGAAGCGGACGTGTCATTGGGAGGCCTGCAAGCGATGAGAGTCGCTGATGAACTCCTCCGGCTCAGGCGAGGTCGAGACCTCAAGACCAGATAGCCACCCGGGTCTAGGTCGCTCCGCGAGAAGCATCGGGACCCGTCACCAAAGAACCGATTACTGCTCTTAAGGAGAGCTTGTACCTAGGGTCAATACTGAACAGCCCTGAACACGACGCGAGGGAGGTCGCTAGTGGCACGAAAGTCAAGACACACAACAGATGGTGCCCTGCAGCTAGGGCTCGCAGAAATTGCGACACCACAGGTAGCGCGGGCACCACTGGTAGCGCACGAAAAAAATGCAGCACTACAGATGGAGCTGATACCTCCGGTCGACTCCGACGTAGACGGTCCGCTCGTGACCGGCGGTGGCAAGTCGGCGGTCGTCAGTTGCATCCAGGCCTTCGATACGGCCTACAGGCTCGCGTATGCCGGCGAGAGACCGACTTGGGGTGCCAAGCAGGCGGCCATGATCAAGCGGCTCTTGGCGAGCCACGGAGAGGCCGTGGTGCGAGAGCGGATCGAGTCGCTGTTCCGCGACGGCCCCAGGGTGCTGCGCTGGATCTCCGGGAAGTACGACCTCGGTACCCTGGTCGCACACTTCGACAAGCTCGGGGCCGCGCCGGCCGGTCGTGGGATGACGGCGGCGGACCTGATGCGCCGAGCCGAGGAGCTACGGCGCGCCGAGGGTGGGGGCGATCAGTGACGCCATCCGAAGTGACGACGTGTCTCGCTGCCCTCGTCGCGGCTTACCCACCCGTCACGATGAGCGCGGAGACCGAGGCGATCTACACGACATTCCTCCGTGACGTCGACGCCAAGACTGGATACGAAGCCGTCGCGACGTGGATCGCCACATCCGATCCGGCTCGGTTCCCACGGATCTCCGAGCTGCGAAAGGCGTGCGAACGGATCGCCGGCAACGGGCCACCCGATGTCGATCGCGTGCTCGCTGAAGTACAGCGCGCCGTGCACAAGTTCGGTGCGTACCGTGTTCCGCATTGGAGTCATCCAGCTATCGCCGATGCCGTCGAGGCGATCGGGTGGTCTAGCATCTGCGCGAGCGAGGAGCCCGAAATTCTCCGGGCGCAGTTTCGTCGCGCGTACGAGGGTGCATCGCAACGCCACAGAGATCCAGCGGCCCGTGCGTTGGCCAAAGAAATCGCCGGCTCCGGTCCGGTGCTGAAACAACTCACGAACGGAAAGAAGAAGTCATGAGCATCACGAGAGAAGAAGCGGACGAGCGCGTTGCGGCCGAGGTGTCTGCACGCGAGAACGACGAGGACGAGAGCGCGATCGAGCACGCGTCGGAAGCCGCGATCTCGGCCGTGATCAAGGCGTACGAGGACGGCTTCACGGCCGGCGACGCCGCTGGTCGCAAGTCGCAGCACGAGCTGTCCACGAAGGCCGAGCGCGATCGATGCGCGCACGTGGTCGGCGTGAACGCGCTGGAACTCCAGTCGCGGATCGCGAGCGGCCAGTGATGACGTCACGAGAGCTACGACAGCTGGCCGATGACATCGACGCTGGTCGCGCTCGCATCGCGAGCGTTAACTACACGTTCGAGGACAAAGAGTACCTGCTCGGAATCGATGTCGAGGGCCGTCCGATGCGACGTCGCGACGAGAAGATGATCCGCATCGAAGCGACCTACTTCGGACCCGTCGAAGTGCTGGTCACCACGGCGAATGAACGGGTGTGGGCCGATGATAACTCGCCTCTAGCCGATCGCGAGCGGAGCGGCCGATGACGACGCCAAAGCAGATCGACGACGCGGCCATGCGCATCGCCGGTGCGCCGATCCAGTCGGCTGCGATGGACGCGATCGAGCGGCTGATCAGGTCCGGCTACGACCGCGATCAGTCGCGTGGCGCAGTCGGCGTGTGCCTCGTTCACGCAGCCTCGATCGTGTTCGAGTCGCCAGACACCGAGATGTCGAAGCTGCGCACCGCGAGCATCCAGCTCGCGCATGAGGTCGCGGTGCTTCGTCGTGACCTCGACGCGGCGACGAATCTGCTGTCGCCGGAGGCGCGCGAAGAGTTGAGGCTTCGTGGATAGCGTCGGATCCCTGATCGGGTTCGACGACGCCGACAGCACGCGCGACGTGCCGTGCCGGCGCTGTCGCCGGATGGTCCCGTGTCCAGAGATGATCTTGGAGCTGATCCGCGACTGGAACAAACGCGAGATGTCTTTGTGTGACGAGCGTGGCCGCATGCCCGCGCTGATCACGGACGGCGAGATCTGGTTCTGTCACGGGTGCATGCTGATCGAGCGCGCGAACCGCCACGCCGAGAACGCGCGCGAGCTGGAGATCACGGGGATCTGCTATCGCGATCTCGTGGTGAACAACATCTACACCGCCGACTCACTCGCGTGGCTTCGGTCGCACGGGTGCGCGGAGAAGGTCGCCGAGGTACTCGGCAGAAAAGAGGCGACGACATGACGACGAAGCCGAGTAACGACGTCCAAGACGCAGAGATCGAGCTGGTGCAGACCGGCGGGACGATCGCTATCCATACGCGCGAACCGATCAGGCGTGCTGTCATTGTGGCCGCGGAGTACTCGGACACGCGACTCGCGAACGCGCACGAGCAACTCGAAAATACCGAGCGAAAGATCCGGGCGCTCTACGAACAACACGAGCACGAGCTTCGTGTGCATGGGCAGGCGATCGCGAAGGCCGAGCAGACGAGACGCCGCGCCGACGAGTGCCAGGCGATCGTCAAGACGTCCGAGGTCAGGCTGCGCGCGATCGAGCAGGAGCTGCGCGCGCTGTCGGTCCAGCTGTACACGACGGAGAGCGTGCGGCGTGGCTAAGTCGAAGATCACGCGCACGCCTGGACGATGGGAGATCGGCGCGTCGTTCGTCGTCGATGTCATCGGCGCCACGCCGGTACAGAAGGGCAACATGCGAGCGTTCATGCCGAAGGGTTGGACGCGGCCGGTGATCACCGACTCGGGCGGCAAGGAGCTGCGAGCGTGGGAATCCGAGATCCGTACGGTCGTCGCCAATCACCTCGACGCTCGCGGGATCCCGTGCGCGCAAGAGCAGGCGCTATCCGTCGAGATCGTGTTCTACCTCGGGCGCGCGAAAGGCGACTTCGGCAAGGCCGGCCTGGTGCCCAAGGCGCGCACGGCGCCGAGCACGAAGCCCGACATCGACAAGCTCACCCGCAGCGTGCTCGACGCATGCACCGGCGTGGCATGGGATGACGACGCCCGCATCGTGCGCCTCGTGGTCGAGAAGCGGTACGCCACGGCAGATCGCGACGTCGGCATCTGGTTACGCGTCACGTCACGACCGAGCACGATCGCGGAATATGCAAAACACCAACAGAACACACTTGCGCTAGTGCGCGAGTAGTGGGAAGGATGATCGCAATGCGAGACGACAAGATGCGTGCGCCATCGGCGCTCGCGACGGAGATCTACGAGCTGACCGTGGTGGCTTGCAGCCATGCGGACATCGCGGCACTCGGCGATGGTGAAGTCCCCACCGGCGTAACAGCTACCGTGCTGTGCGAGGGGCTTCCCGACACGGACGGGCTGACGAGGTTCATCGAGCAACGGGGGGCGACGGTGATCCGAGTTACGACGGTGCAGCGGTTTCTCGAACCGAACTCCGGCATGGGTGCGATCAACGCGCAACTCCGCGATGGCGGCGCGTTCGATGCGACTCCGATCATCGAATCGAGTCAGGAGTCACAGCGCCTCAACGAGGTCGAGCGCGACCTGCACAACCTCCGGCGCGAGGTGTCGAGCGGGTTCGATCGGCTCGCGTCGCTGATCGAGCACAGGATCGGTCCGGGCGATACGGCTCCGCTGACCGCAAGGGCGGCGACGCGAGCACCGATCCGGTCCCGCAACTCGCCGAGCGGCTTCGTCGCCGATCGCGCAGATCCGAACCGCGTCGAGGCCGAGTACGACCCGCGAGCGCCGATGCAGGTAGACGAGATCGATCTACCTCGCGCGTCGCCGGACGTTCGAATCGGCGGTGGCGCGGCCGTCGAGGTCCGTCCGGCAAAGCCGGCTCGCGGCGATGCCGGTGCCGATGTGCCATTCCAATCCCGTCGTCGTGATCGCCCAGGCGCCACCGCCGAGATGAGCAACGGCGAGATGTCGATCATCGGCCGCGGCGCGTCGTCGACGGTGCTCGTGATCGGGAACGGTCTCGATCAGGACGGCAATCCGCGAGTCGTCGAGGCCGGCCTTCCGGCCGTCGGAGACACGCTCAACCATGGCACCCGCGTCGACTGATGCGCGCGGTTGAGTTCATCGTCGAGAAGGGCGATCCCGTCAGGCTCGTGGAGACGTGGCGGGCGCAGTTTCATCTCGACAACGTGTTCTATGCCGGCTCAGGCGCCACGGCATGGGAGGCGATCGCCTGGGCGCTCGACGAGTACCAGTGGCGCGCGCTTCTCGGCATGGGGCCATCGACGACGAGATCAGGCAAGCCGGGCGACGCATGGAGGCGAGCGCGTGAACAGCTGTCCGAGTTCTCGATCCCGGTCGTCACAGGTACTGCTGAGTCGATCGAGTTCTCGATCCCTGTCGTCGTTGGCCCGGTTGTGGAGTTCGTGCACACCGTGCAAGTCGAGCCGCGCAAGCTTCAGATCGCCGACGTGTCGCGCGCGCGTCGTGACCTGCTACCGAAGTACAACGGCGAGAGCGACACGGGCTGCAACGGCTCGTGTTTCTCGTCGGCCTGCACGTGTCGACGTCGTGCGGAGTCGCGGACCGGTGATCACGAAAGCGAGGCCTCGCCCGCGATCGATCCCGCGATTCCCCAGGGCGCCGAAAGCGCAGCATCGAGACGCGCTCGCACTCGCGAGCGCCTTGCCAAGAAAGGGACGAGACCGTGAACGCACCGAACGAGGAGTACGGGAAGGAATTCCAGCGAGAGCTACCGGTCGCGCTGACCGACATCGAGTTGCAGATGCAGGGCAAGATCCTCGCCGACAAGGTCCGCGAGAAGGAGTTTCTCGTCGAGAAACGCAAGCAGCTAAACAGCGAGTTCGCGACGAAGATCAAGGCCGTCGATCTGCAGATCAAGCGGATCGCCGACGCGCGCAGCAAGGGCCAGGAGCTGCGCCCGGTGCAGTGCCGCGAGCGCTTCCATAGCGGAACGATCGAGGTCGTGCGCCTCGACACGAAAGAGGTCGTCGACTCGCGCCCGGCCGAGCTTCGCGATCTCCAGACGTCGCTACCAGGGACCGGCGTGCCGGAGATCCCGGAGGACTTCGACGCTGGATCGAGCGATGACATCGGTACGGGCTCCAAGTCGATCGAGAACGAACAGACCGACGTTACGTCCAGCTCCGGCGACACCGTGTCCGTCGGTGCCCAGGGAGCAGACGCGGAGGCCGTGTTCTGTCCAGGATGCGGCGACGTGATCGATCTCGACGTCGCCGACGACAACGATCCAGACAACTCGATCGTCGCGCACGACGGGTCGCATTGGCACGCTGGCTGTGCCGCGGAAGCGAAAGACGGAGAGGTGAAGTTCGAGGACGATCAACCGTCGGCGCCTGTCGAAGGCGCGGATCCCGTCTACGAGTACGAGCCGGCCATCATCGAGACCGAGGATGAGCGCCTCGATCGCATGGTGCGCGAGCGCGAGGGCGACACGTCGTATCAGCCACCGGCGGGTCACGTACAGCGCGATCGCGACATCGCCCAGCGCGAGAAGGAGATCGCGGCCGAGAAGTCGAACGGCGCGAAGAAGCGCGAGCGCTCGAAGGCGAAGAACGACGCGAAGAAGCCGGCCGCGAAGCCGACGAAAAAGAGGTAGCCATGGGGCGAACGAAGTCATCGGCGACCGATCGCAAGCTCGCAGAGATCGAGCATCGCGGTCGTCCGGCGTACCGGATCGTTCTCGCGCTTTCGCACTTCGAAGGTGATTGGCCCGAGGGATCGGAGATCCTGATGGCCGCGGGGTTTCCCGACGCCGAGTGTGCGGAGCGTGCAGCGGCGACCAGCGCCCTCAGCCGTCTCGTCAAGGCCGGCATCGTTACGCGCGAGCGACGTCCGAATGCGAACTCGCTCAAGGGCGAGGTTCACGCCTTCCAGCACACCTTCCAGTATCAGCTCGCGATGCCAGTCGACGTCGCGCTCCGCTCGTTCGGTTACAAGAATCGGTGGCGCACACACGCGAACCGTAAGCGCGCGGCAGAGCGTGCGGCATGCGATCTGGTACACGCAACGATCGCGGCGCGCATCGAGGAGAGGAAGGCGGCGTGACGTACGACTACATCCGCCGCATGCTCGTCGACAAGCAGGCATCGTCGATCATCGGCGACGACGAGAAGCGCAAAGCCACGAGCGACGACGAGCGTGCGCAGTCGTTCGCGATCGCGAAGTTCACGCAGGAGTGCTTCGACGCGGGATTCGATCCGGTGAACCAGATCCGGATGTATCTCATCGGTGCCATCTGGCTCGCCGATCAGTGCGGCGTGTCGCGCGAGCAGATGATCGAAGTCCTGCGTGTCGCGAGGGCGCCCGACGTCGAGACGGCGATCAAGCCCAGATGAGGGGGACGCTGGTCAGCTCCGAGACGTGCGAGCACGGGACGCCTCCAGAGTACGTCGAGATGGGTCGCGATCTGACCGGAGCGATCGATCTCGATCCGTTCTCGTCGAGCTACTGGAACACGTACCTCGTGAAGGCGACGCGGTTCTACGACGAGCGCGACAACGGATTCGATCAGCCGTGGTACGGCCGCATGTTCGTCAATCACCCCGGCGTTGCTCGCTCGGGAAACTGTCGGCGCTCATGGGATAAACTGATCTCCGGGTGGATGGGCGGCCAGATCGAAACTGCCGTGTGGGTCGGCTTCAACTTGAACCAGCTGTCAGATCTACAAGGCGCGGCGCACCACCCGCTTCAACTCTTCAACCTGTTCCCGCGTGAGCGGATGTGCTTCATGGTCCGCAACGGAGGCTCGCCACCGGTGCGATCGAATCAGCCGATGCACGGGAATTACATCACGCTGCTACCGACGAGAAAGTCAGCATCGCAGGCGCGCGAGCAGATCTCGAAGTTCGCGCGCTACGGCGAGTCGCTGACGATCGGCGGGGCGGTAACGAGGCCCATATGACCGATGACAACGAAAGCGAACGCGCGCTCTGTCAGCACACGGACGTGAAGCCGTGCCTGTCGACCGACGACGAGATCCAAGAGGCGATGGCCGCGCTGATCCAGGAGATCATTCGGACGGCGCTCCGGTCGCCGCTCTGCCCTGAGCATTCTGTCCAAGCGCTGATGGTCTCGCTCGTCGCGACGGCGAGCCAATTCGAGTTCAATCGGCTGTCTATCGTCCAGGCGCTGATCTCGTGCATGCAGAGCGTGACGAACGAGACCGGGACGATCCAGTGATGTGCGCCCGCGATCCATGGTGCGTGCTCTGGTTCGGTCACCACGGCGAGTGTCAACGCGTCGGCGGTGATCGCTTCGAGTACCCACTCCCTGCCGTCGACTACAAGCATCGGAGGTGTACGTGTCCTCAGTGCGTAGGAGCAAAGAAGTGATCGAGCCCGTCGAGCTGGTCATCGGGATCGCGATCGGTGTGCTGTGCGCGGCCATCGTTCACGTCGTCGCTCCGTCGAATCACATGTGCCTCGCCGGCTTCTATCTCGAAGGCGTGCGGCCAGACGGGCGCTACACGTGTCGGCGCTCGCCGGCGAACGACGAGGATCGGCGACCGTTCGTGCACGTGCTCGATGACCTCGAATACCCCGGCTTCGTGACGTGCACGGGCGGCACCGAGCCGATCGTCGTCAACTACCGCACGGTCGGCTGTCAGCCAGGAGGATGGAACCGTGACGCGCGCTGACGCACGTTGGGACGATCCCGCGCGTGAGATATTCTCTCATGGTGACGAAGGATGTACCGCCGCTCCCGCAATGGCCCGAGTCGCCGATCGCCCGCGTACCACGCGAGCGGCCGAAGCTGATCGGCTACCTCACGCATCCTCTCGGCCCGAAGGACGATATCGGCGAGATGATTCGTCGACAGGACAACATTTCGAACGCGGTCGACTGGTTCAGGTTCCTCGTCGAGGTCACACCCTGGGCAATCGATGCGCCGTGGCTCGGCTACTTGATCGCGATCGACGAGGAAGCGTGGAAAAAGCGAGCGCTCATGGATCAGCAGGCGATCCTACGGCGCTGCGACTTCGTGATCGCGTGCGGGCATACCGTGGAGCGCGGGCTACGCGGGCACATGCGTGGCGACGTCGAGCATGCGAGAAATCGACACATCCCCGTCGTGGACTGCGCCGAGCTTGGGCGGTCACCTCCGTACGAGCGATCGGGCATCGACTGGCACGGGTGGCTCGTGCGCCATGCGAGCGCTCCGCTGGATCCGCTTGCCTAGAAAAAGCTCGCGGGGGATACGATGGCCACATGCAACGCGAGACGACCCGCACATCCTCCAGCATCACCAAGCTCCGTTGCTCGTGCGGAGGTCGACCAGCTGGCGCTCACACCGACGGCCTCTGTATGGAGTGCTGGATCGCGATCTGGTTCGGTCGGGGGAAGTCGACCGAATGAAGTGCCCGGCGTGCGGTAGCGAGAAGTCGAGGGTGTACGAGACGCGTCGCTCCCAGGGTGGACTCGCGAAGAAGCGACGGCATCGGTGCGAGCAATGCGACGAGCGCTTCACGACGCTCGAGGTGATGATCGACGCGGGCGATCGACTGATCAAGCTGCGCCCGGGATACGGCGAGACGTACTACCTCAACAGACTGAAGTGATGAACCCGGCGCATGCGAGCGCCAAGGAGAGATCGAGATGTCCAAGACGAAGAACGGCGAGCGAGCGCCAAAGCGAAACATGCGCGCGCTGGTCGAGAAGCTCCATGCCGCCAGCGATGCGCTGATCGTGCAAGCATACGCGGTCGTGGGCGCGGAGGCCGGCGATGACACCGCGAAGGAAGAAGCGGAGCTGCGCGTTCTCGCGCTCGCGTACGCCGATGCGGTCGAGGCGCTGTCGTGAAGCGCTCGCCGCCCAAGCGCTCGAAGTCGATGCGTCGGCTCACTCGCTCAACGAAGTACTCGCGACGCAAGCGAGGCACCGAGTACATGCGGTGGGTCAAGACGCTGCCTTGCGTGCTGGCGGGCGTAGCGTCGGCAGGCGTGTGCGACGGTCCAGTAGAGGCCGATCACGCGGGCTCGCGTGGCGTCGGTCAGAAGGCGCCAGACAGCACATGCATCCCGTTGTGCTCGAAGCATCACCGCGATCGAACCGATATGCGCGGCGCGTTCGGCGCATTCTTCGCTCGCGAAATGCGGTCGTGGTGCGACGCGATGATCACGCGAACGCAGGAGACCGCGAGGCTGCGCGGGATCGAAGTGCCGTCATGCTGATCCAATCCCCGAAGGATGCGGAGCGACCGGAGGTGCCGTCATGACCGACGAAGAACTAGCAGCGGCGAGAGCGCTGGTCGAAGCGGCGACGCCTGGTCACTGGATCTCGCGACACGGGATCGCACGTTCCGACGTGCTCGCTCTTGACGGCACGCTGGTGACCCAATCCACCCGAGCGCGCGCGGGAAGCATCGCATCCCAGAGGGCGCGGAGATCAAGGCGTGGCCGCTATGAGGATCGACGGCATCGACATCCTCGTGGATCCGCGCGCGAGCATCGTGTGGTACTTCGCCGAGTGCTTCATAGGCATCAGTAGCCGGACGCGACCGAAGTTGATGGGCAGCGTCGGCGCGTTCGGTGAGTACTTCGCTCGCAACCTCGCCGAGGCGTATCGGCCGGAGGTGCCGCGATGAGGCTCTCGTCTAGGCTTGAGGTCGAGCGCGACGAGCTGATCGGAATCGCCGATCGACTGATAGGGATGCTTGATCGCGCTACCCACCACGCGTCCAGCTTGCCGGAGGCTGTCCGTGACACCACGATCGCCGCGTACCTGCAGACGTCCATCGCTCACGAAGCCGAGCTGATCCGACGACTCGCCACTCGCTGACCGAGCCGGCGCATCGCGTGCTAGCCCGTCAACCTCGCATGCTACCGTGGGGTCAATGCGAGACCCCGACGACCTCGATCCGCCGACCGATCGTATCCCGAAGGATGCGACTCCATCCGCGGCGAGCACGCTCTCCGTGATCCGGCCCGGCATCACCCGGCTCGTGATCGTCGAATCGCCATTCGCGGGTGACGTAGATAGGAACCTCGCCTACTGCCGCGCAGCCATGGCGGACTGCCTGCGGAGGAACGAGGCGCCCTTTGCCTCCCACGCCCTCTACACGCAGCCCGGGGTACTCGACGACCAGGACGAGGATCAGCGCGCACGCGGCATCCTGGCTGGCTTCTCGTGGCGCTCGTGTGCAGATGCCACCGTGGTGTACTGCGACCGAGGTATCAGCACCGGCATGGCCAAGGGCATCGACCACGCACGCTCTATAGGCTCACCCCTGGAGTACAGGTGGCTAGGCGCACCATGGAGCCACCCACTAGGGGAGCGCTTCTAGGCACGCCACCATGCACACGCACGCAGTACAGCACAGCACGCACGGACCATACAGAGGGGTGGGTAGCAGCACGCACTCAGGTGGGTATGGCACTATGACATGCGTGACATATGGTAACTATTCATCAATGGTGATGAGTAGTTGGCGTGCTAATGATAGCAACAGGTTGCAGATGTGGGATACGGGGGGATGTCGCGATTTTGTGGGGCGCAATAAGAACAGCGGATGCGATCGTCTCCAAAAAAAATCGCTACTTACCCCTCTAAAAATCGACCAAAAATCAGCTATTTGGAGGGCTTGTGGATGGCTCCGAATCGACCAAAATGAGCGAGTCGGCGACGCCTGGTCACTCTCGGCACCGACGAGCACGGAAGCCGTCGCGCCCGAAGGCGAGGCGACCAGCGAAAACGAAGCGCCGGCGACGTGGCCGACCTCGCAAGATCAAGCCCGCGCCACGCGCCGACGTGTTCGCAGCGCTCGCCGAATCACTTGCCGGGATCGATTGGGACGATCCGGTTCAGCGCGACAACGAGATCGGCAAGGCGATCGGAAAGATGATCGTGCTCGTCGCGTCAACGCCCGACATGACGCACGCCGAGCGCACGCGGGTGCAGACGATCATCAACCTGGCGGCGCAGCTCAAGTCGTTCCGCGACGTCGACGGCATGACGGCCGAGATCGAGCGGCTCAAGGCGAAGCAACGCGCAGCGATCGGTGGGCCAGCGGGGCCGACGCTCGAACCACGACGCCATGACCCTGGTACCCAAGACGGCGCGGAGGCAGAGCCGCTCCGCGGGCGGCCGCGTCGGACCGGACTCGTTCGAGCTTGAGGTCCATTTTTGGGACGAGACGTCAGGGCGGCGGCTCGGGATGTTCGGCGGCCGGTGGGATCCCGAGTTGCACTGCTACACGGGCGACGCCGCCAAGACGCTGAATCTCGCCTTCCACCCCGGTCAGCTCGATGCCGTCGAGGCCTTCGTGGACTGGCTGCGCGGCTACCTGCGTGGCGACGTGCCGCCCAGCGAGAAGATCTACGACATGATCATGGCGGGCGGCCGACGCGGTGGAAAGTCGGCGACGCTCTTCGCTTGCGTCGTCGCGTTCGCTCTCGCGGTGCCGAGTGCCAACATCGTGATCCTCGTGCCGTCGGAGAGCTTCCTGGCCGAGCCGATCGCGTACCTGCAATCGATCATGCCGGAGGAGTGGTACTACCAGCTCAACGCGCCGCACTGGTCGTTCACGCTGCACAACGGAAGCACGATCCGGATCGTGCCCGGTCACTCGCCGCGGTTGATGAAGCAGGGCCGCGTTGACCTGATCGCGATCAACGAGGGCCAGTCGATCCCGGTGCAGAGCTACACGCACGCGTCGGCTGGCATCGTCGACAGCGGCGGCATCATCCTGACCGCGGCGAACCCGCCAGACGTCGGCGACGTTGGCGAATGGGTCGTCGATCTCGCGATGGGTGCCGAGCGCGGCTCGCTACCGAACGCGCGCTTCTTCTTCTTCGATCCAGAGAACAACCCGCACATCGATCAGCACGCGCTGCGGGCGATGGCGCTCAAGATGGATCAGCACACGTACGACGTGCAGATCCGCGGCATGTTCCTCAACCGCCCGGACACGGTGCTCCACACGTGGGACCGCCGAGAGAACGAGCGGCCGATGCCACAACTCGGCGACTGCACGCGCGAGTTCCTCAAGTACTACGAGGGCTGGGCGCTCACCGATATCGGCGCCGTCGACGTGCAGAACTTCCCGTGGATCGCGGCGACGCGCTTCCGTGCGTTCCGTGATCACCTCGCGCCCGACGACATGGACAAAGCGTTGCTGTGGGGCATCGGCGAGGCCTTCATCGACCAGGGCGACGAGATCCAGTGCGCGCGCCAGCTCAAGAGCGACGGTTGCGATCCCGGATCCACGCTGATGGTGATGGACGCGTCGTGCGACTGGCAACAGATGGAGCGCCAGGAGGGCAAGCAGCGCGACCGATTCAAAGGCGCGGGCTCGATGGACATGTTCCGCGCCGAGGGCTTCCGCTACGTCGTGCCGCCCGATCGTCAGATGGAGTCGAATCCGAACGTGTCCGATCGCGTGCGGGCGGCGAACGCGCGGATCTGCTCGGCCTCGAAGGTGCGACGCGTGTTCGTGGATCCGAGTCGGTGCCCGCGGACCGTCGACTCGATCAGGAAATGGAAAACGAAGCCGGATGGCACGCCGTCGCGGAAGTCGCGGTTCGCGCATGCCGGCGACGTCGTGAGCTACGCGGTCTGGCGCTTCTTTCCGCGGCGCTCTGACAAGACGGAGATCAACGTGGAGACGATTAAGCGGTTCGCCGGTCGCGATCGTGTGCGAGGTTACTAGCGATGGTGCCTGTTCACTCGCTTGCCGGAACCGGGATGGAGATGCCGTCACCGACGAGGCTCGGTCGGCCCTACAAGCCCTGGCGCATGACCGATGGGATGTCGCTTCGCCCCGGCTATCACCTCACGCCTCAGAAGATCGTCGCGGCGTTTCGTCAGGCCGAGATGGGCGAAATGACGATGCAGAGCGATCTTTTCGAGGACATCGAAGAGAACGACGGCCACCTACGCTCGCAGTACGAGGCGCGGCTCGAAAAGGTTGCGTATCGGCCTTGGTTCCTGAAGCCCGGCGGCAAGGATGCGCTGTCGATCGAGTGCGCGGCGCGGCTCTCCGAGGCGCTCAAGAGCTGCAACGTGATGGATGCGTTGTGGCACCTGCTCGAAGCGATCGGTCATGGCTTCTCGTTGATCAACACGGCGTGGCGGCTCGACGAGACCGATATGACGATCGTGCCGTACTGGTTCCTTCGTGCTCCGCATCGGCGCTGTCGCTTCGACGAGTCAGGAACCGGACCGATCTTGTTCCGCACCGAGCAAAACCAGTACCCCGGCGAGCCGATCATTCCAGGGCAGTTCATCCTCGCGTATCGGATCCATCGACTGCTTGCGCGCGCTGGCGCGTTTCGCACCACGACGTGGTGGGCCTACTTCAAACGGATGAGCGTCGCCGACTGGATCGTGTTCGCCGAGAAGTTTGGGATCCCGTACGTGCTCGGCTACTACCAGGAGAACGCGAGCGACGAGTCACGTGCTGCGCTCCTTCGTGCCGTGTCGGAGATCGGAAGCGACGGCCAGGCCGTTTTGTCGAAGGCTACCGACATCGTGGTCAAGTCGGAGGCCGTGCGCGGCGGCGATCTGTCGTCGCTGCACCCGATGATCGCGCAGATGTGCAACGCCGAGATCTCGAAGGTGATCACGGGCTCGACGCTGACGACGGACAACGCCGGCGGCAATGGCTCCTATGGCCTCGGCAAGGAGCATGCGAACGTCGCCGGCGCACGCGTGCTCGGTGACGCGTTCTGGATCGGCGAGGTGATGCGGATCGGGCTGATCCGACCGTTCATCGACGCGAATCCGCGGTTCGCGAAGGCGCGATCGCCCGAGTTCATGATCCGCCTGCAACCCGATCAGACCGGACTACAGAAGGCAGAGACGTACGAGAAGCTCCAGGCGATGGGCGTCGATATCGAGGGCGAGCAGATGTACGAGGAATTTGGCTTGCGGCGTCCAGAGGCGGGTGATGCACTCAAGCCGATCTATGACGCTACTCCACCCGGACCGACGTCTCTTGCTCCCTCGCACCCTCGCGGCCGTTTCCTCAGCGACGCCGACCTTGCGCGGCTCGAAGCTCGGCTCTCGGCCGTCGAAAGCCGATCTTAGTCATCTGCACCGGTTCGCGACGACTACCCCGCGCGATGACTTCGCGCTCTACACGGGCGGCTCGGGCTCGCCGATCACGGCGGGCGAGCGTGCCGATCTCCTCAAGGCCGCGCGCGCTGGCGAGGTGATCGAGCTGGAGCTGGAGGCCGACACGTTCATTCAGCGCGACGAGCCGAACCGGAACTTCGTCCGCTTCAAGCCCGGCATCATGGCGACGTTCGCGAAGTCGTTCGAGGGCCAGCCCGTGTTGCGCGACCACAACTCGTACGAGCTGCTTGCGCGCGGCGGCACGATTCGGGCGTCGAAGCTGATCCACAACGAGGACGGATCCAAGACGATCCGTATGCGACTCCGGCTCGTGAAGCCGTGGGCGGTCGAGGCCGCTCTTGACGGCACGCTCGATCGCTTCTCGATCGGGTGGTCGCGAGGAAACTCCACAGTCGAATGTTCGATCTGCGAAGCCGACTGGATGAAGTGCTCGCACTATCCCGGAGACAAGGTCGAAGGGCAGGTGATGCAGCTCGTTTTCACGGGCGCGACGGGCACCGAAGTCTCTGCCGTGAACGTTCCGGCGGTGGTCGGGACCGGTATCTCTTCGATCTCGCAGCTGTCTACGCTTGACCCGGCGGTGCTCACCGATATCCTCGATTCACTGCCGGGAGTGCCGGCGGTCCACAAGGAAAGCGAAATGGACCCGAAAATTCTTGAAGCTCTCGGCCTCCCCTCCAACGCCACAGCGGCCGACGTCGCCGCGGCCATCGCTGCACAGAAGTCGCAGCTCGCGATCGCCACGGAAGCGAACGCGGCCAACGCAGCCGCCCTCGCGAAACAGGCGATCGCCGACGAGACGCGTCGTCTCGCCGAAGAGACCGCGACGATCGAGGATCGCATCACGCGACTGATCGCGACCGGCAAGATCGCCCCTAAGGGCAAGGGCGAGGAGTCGCTACGCGCGACGGCGAAGCTCTCGTTCGCCGCGTTCAAGGGCGTTGCTGACGAGATGCTCGCGAACGGCCCACAGGTGACGCCGGCGGGCGCGCCGCTCCCAGCGCTCACAGCGGACCCCGCGCCCTCGTCGCTTCCGAGCGGCAAGGCCTTTCTCGCGTCCAATCCCGTCGCGGCGAGCTGGCTCAAGACGGCCGGGGTCACCGAGGAGCAATTCGAGAAGCACGGAGCCGGCGCGCGCGAGCGCATCGAGTTCATGCAGGCGAATCGCTAACCACTCTCCACTCAACTCCGACGACAAAGGACTAGATCATGGCTGCACTGACTGGAGAGCGCGACACGCCAAAGCGCCTCACTGACTTCGTGTACGTGTACAAGCAGGCGACGCTCACCACGATTCGTGGCGGTGGCCTCGTGAACACGAACGCGGCCGGCTACGCGGTTCCCGCGAGCGACACCGCAAACCACAAGTGCGTCGGTCGCGCGAACGCGACTCGCGACACCACCGCCGCTGGACCGGATGGCGTTCTCGCCGATGGTGTCGCCGGCAAGCTCTCCGGTGACGGCGTCGAAGTCGACATCGGAATTTTCCAGTACGACAACCCGGCCACCGCGAACCAGCTCACGCAGGCCGACATCGGCAAGCTCTGCTACGTGCTCACCGATCACGAGGTCACTCGTGCCGCGGGCACCACGAACTCCGTGATCGCTGGCAAGGTGCTGGAGGTCGATGTGGTCGCTAACACGGCGTGGATCGATGTCCGCGTCAAGGCCGTCTAACCCCGCGCCGTCGTCGGAGACAACGCTATGAATCAAGGAATGAAGCTGCTCGATCGCGGCAAGCTGGAAGCCGCGTACATCACCTACTCCACGATCTTCGATCAGGAGTTGGTGAACACGAAGGTGATCTATCCAGAGATCGCCACCGTCATCCCGAACGCGGGACCCGTGAACCAGTTCAACTGGCTCGGCGACGTTCCCACGATGCAGAAGTGGGTCGGGATGCGGATCATCAACCGGCTCCGCGCAGAGAAGCACACGCTCGTGACCGACTGGTACGCGAACGGCATCGAGCTGGACTACGACGATCTCGCCGAGGATAAGCTCGGGATCGTTCGTCCTCGGATCGCCGACCTCGCGAAGATGGGGCCGAAGAAGATCGACGCGATCACGATCGATATGTACACGAACGGTTTCGGCGGCACGCTCGGAACCACGTACGACGGCCAGTACCTGTTCGACGTCGATCACACGGCCGATGGCGCAGGCCAGGGGGTGAGTCAGAGCAACTACGCCGGCGCGGTTCCTCTGACGTCTGCGAGCTACAACGCCGCGATCGCCCAGATGATGGGCTTCGTCGGTACGAACGGCGAGCCGCTGGAGATCACGCCGAAGACAATCCTTGTCGGCATCGGCAATCAACTCGCGGTCCGTCAGCTGCTGCAAGCGCAGTACGGCGCGGCGGGCGCGACGAACGTCGACGCGGGGACGTCCCGAGCGATCGTGAACGCCCGCATCGCCGGCGCGAAAAAGAACTACTGGTTCCTGATCGCGACGGACCACAGCGTGCGCCCGGTACTCGTCGGCGTCGAAGTACCACCGATGTTCGCCGAGCTGTCGGGCTGGGAGCAGTACCACGTGTTCATGCACCGCGCGATCATGGCCGGCGCGCACATGAAGGTCGGGTTCGCGTACGGCATGTGGCAATGTTGCGTCGGCGCGAACCCGCCGTGATCGTAAGGACGGTTCGAGCGTCGCGCGGACATCTGGCGCTCACCGTCCCTAGGTAGCTCGCCCGAGCACCTTGCCGGCAACCGCCTCGCATCGGTCGCTGGCTAAATTTCAGGACCGCCCTTAGAGTTCACCGTATGGCGAACGACAAGAACGCGGACCAGAAGACAGACGCCGCAAAGGCCGAGGCAGAGCGCATCGCCCTCGAAAATGCGAAGCGCGCGAACGATGGCGGCGAGGAGGCCTCGAAAGCCGAGGGCGTTCGTCGTGCTCGCCAGGAGGCGGATACCTACCGTCATGGCGATCGCCCGGCCGCGAGGCCGGCGCATGGCACACAGGCCGGCATCGGCGCCGATCGTCGGCCGGCTCGCGGCCCCCGTGACGATGACGACGAGTACGATCGCGAGCTGGATGGCACGTACGGCGACCTCGATGCTCGTCGAGACGACGGCCGCACGCACCTGCTCGTGAAGTCGCGCCGCTCTCCGGGCTTCCGTCGCGCAGGCCTGTCGTTCTCGTCGGACCGCTACACGGTGCTCGATATCGCCGACCTCACGCCCGAGACGATCCGCGCTCTCGAAGCCGAGGAGTCCCTGAGCGTGCGTCGCATCTCGGCGGCCGATGCGAGGAACTACACCGACGCAGCAGCGATCGTCACGCAGGAGATGTCGCCGGCGGCGATGGCTCAGGCGCTCGTGCGGATGGATCAGGAGATCCGGGCGCTGCGCGAGCAGATCGAACAGCGCGATCGTGCCGCCGGCGATCGTCCGCCGGTCCGCCCAGACGCGCGCAACCCGCTCCTCGGCTAGCTTCGCGGGCGACCGGCGTTCGCGGTCCCAACTACGGCGCCGGTCGATCCCGCACTTGTTCTCGCGTAGCCTGATCGCATGGGATACGCGAACGACGACGACCTCGTGGTGGTGTGCTCTGGCGACAAGGGGTTCGTCCAGGCCTTCGACTACGACGGCGACGGCAAGATCGGTCCGCGCGATCGCGAGATCCTGACGCGGCTCCAGGCGCAAACGGATCGGTGGCTAGACACCTACTTCGTCAAGATGTACCGGGTTCCGCTCTTGCCGGTCGATCCGTTGTCGCCGCTGCTACCAGACGAGGTCCGCGGGCTGTCGGCTCGCATGATCTTGTGGCGCCGGATGTCGACCGGCGGGATGGCGACCTCGGGCGCGGCCGATCACATCACGTACGAGGCTGACGTGAAGTGGCTAGAGGCCGTCGCGAAGGGAGATATCGCGCTCGCCCTGTGTCCCCAGCCCGCGCCTACGTCGATGCGCGCGGTCGACGGACCGACGGACCGCCCGGGTCTCAAAGACATCTCCAGGCGCAAGCTGTGGGGCTTCTCGTAGGTGTCAGGGCTCAAGGTCGACCTGCGTACGCTCCATCGCGAGATCGAGCACTCGCTCTACGCACTCCAGGCGCGCGGGCATGACCTTAAGCCGGTGTTCTTGAAGGCCAGGAAGTACCTCAGGCGCGACACCTCGGACCATCAGAAGAAGCTCGAAGGCCCAACCGGGCGCTGGAAGGGCCTCGCGCCGTCGACGATCGCCCAGCGAATGCAGCGCGCGGGAAAGCAGGGCCGCGCTCGCCGAGCGCACCGCGTAGGTCCGATCAGGCGTCCGCGCGGCGCGATCCTTGGCCGCAAGCTCACGAACGCCTATCAGGTGTTCATCTGGGACGAGAAAATGATCGCGAAGTCGCGCGTCGCATGGTCCGGCGTGCAGGCGTACGGCGGACGAGCTGGCAAGGGAGCGGTCATCCCGGGTCGCGATTGGCTGTGGGTCGACGACACGTTCTTGCAGGCGGTCCTCAACATCTGCTCGGTTCGGTACGGCGAGCTATGGCGAAAGATCGGCGTGAAGTAGCATCGCCTTCGTGAGCTACCGCGCTGACTACGATGGCGACTTTGCCGGCGACTGGTTCGGTGGCCCATCGCCGCTCGCGCCGATGCCGGCGACGAACTTCGAGGGCGGCCTTGGTGAGAGCACGCGCGGGATCGTGCTCTCCGGCGTGTGCACGTTGCTGTCGAGGCTCTTGCGCGCGAACGGCGGGTACCTCACGGCGATCGAGCCGCTCTCCCTCCAGGTCGACGGCCGCGGGTCCGATGAGGATCTCGCGATCGTGTACGACATCCTCAAGGGCCGGCAACCGGCGATCTGCGTCGCGATCGGCGACGGGACTGGTTTTTTCGCGCCCGGTGACATCGCTTCGAGGTGGGCGTACACGCTGGAGGTCCACGTGTTCTTCGTCGCCCGTTCGCTGCGGTCCCATCTCGCGGCGCACACGGGTGACGCGACGAGTAAGGCCGACAAGACGGCCGATCCGGGGCTCCTCGCGATGCTCCAGCACGCGCGTCAGCTCCTCGCCGGCCAGCGCCCAGGCGTGAACAAAGGCGGCGCGAAGGAGCTACGGCCGGTAGATGAGCGCCAGCTCCTAGCCGATCAGCTCGAAGAGGTCTGGAAACAGAGCTACTCGGTTGTGGTCGATGAGACGCTGCGGCCAAAGCGAGACTTGACCCAGCGCGCTACCAAGATCAACGCTAGGCATCGACTGTCGTCGCAATCGCTCGGAGATCCGCCGATCGTCACGACAGTCACGGAACTTGACGACGAGGACGCATGAACAAAACACTGTGGGTCGAAGCTGTCGAGGGGCGCACCGTCCCCCTACATCCGAGCGTGCACACCGAAGGCCTCGGCGTCCACGTGCTCAAGCCCGGCGAGCGCGCACGCGTAGCCGACGGGCCTCTCATTCGTCGCTCGGTTCGCTCCGGCGATCTCCGTGTGCTCGACAAAGACGAGGTCTCGAAGCACGAGACCTCGGTCAAGACGCGAGACGCGGAGGCCGATGCCAAGCGCAGGACCGAGCACGATGCCGCGCAGGCGGCGGCGAAGAGGGCGCTCGAAGATCGCGGCTACCCACTCGCTAGCGGGATTGTGAAGCCCGCACCGAAGGGAGATCAGTCGTGACCATCATCACCGGCATCGATCCGAGCAAGCTCACGCCGGGCTCGGCGCACGTGATCAACTACCTGCAGGGTGGTCGGTCGCTGACCTCGCTCCCCCAGCGGCTGTTGCTGATCGGCGTGCAGTCGGCGGCGGCCA